TCAGGCAAAGTAACGATTGAGAATGTTCCTCCAGAGGAGTTCTTGATTAGCAAGAAGGCTCGCACTATTGCTGACAGCCCATTCGTAGCACATCGTCAGATGTTGACTCGTAGTGACTTGGTTGCTATGGGTTTCAACAAGAAGCAAATTGAAGGCTTGCAGATGGATGATGCTTTGGCTTATACGCCAGAGCGTGTTGCTCGTTACTCTGCTGGTGAGCAACCTTACCAAGTGCAGACTGATGACCCATCAATGCAAGAGATTGAGGTCTTTGAGTGTTATGTCAAAACTGATATGAATGGCAAAGGTATTGCTGCTCTGACTCAAGTTTTCTACGCTTCAAACGAGATTCTCCAAGATGAGAATGGTAAGGAAATGGTTGAAGAAGTGGACTATGTTCCATTCCATTCAATCTGCCCAATCCCAATTCCGCACAAGTTCTTTGGTAACTCACTTGCTGACCGAACAACTGACTTGCAACTGATTAAGACTACTATCACTCGTCAGATGTTGGATAACTTATATCTGACAAACAATGCACGAGTGGTTGCTGTTGAAGGGCAGGTAAATCTTGATGACTTGCTTACATCTACCGCAGGTGGTGTTATTCGTGCCAAGTCACCTAATGCTGTTCAACAACTGGTTGTGCAGAATGTGGCATCTCAGGCTTTCCCAATGCTTCAGTATTTGGATACAGTCCAATCTAAGCGTACTGGTGTATCTGATGCTTCACAAGGTCTTGACCCTGCTATCTTGCAGAATGTCACAGCAGCAGCAGTTGCCTCGATGCAACAAGCTGGCGCAGGTAAGATTGAACTGATGGCTCGAATCTTTGCAGAGACTGGTGTTAAGTCTTTGTTCCAAGGCATCTTGCATCTCTTGTGCAAATACCAAGACAAGGCTCGCATGGTTCGTATGCGTGGCGAATTCGTAGAGTTTGACCCTCGTACATGGGCTAACCAATACGATGTGGCTATCAACGTAGGTTTGGGTTCAGGTAACCGCCAAGAGCAGATGGCTATGTTGTCAATGGTTCTGGCTAAACAAGAACAGTTGATTGCTCAGTACGGCCCTGCCAATCCCTATGTCTCCCCTGCTCAATATCGTGCTACTTTGGGACGCATGGTTGAGATTGCTGGCTTTAAGGATTCTGGTGAGTTCTATAAGCCAATCACACCAGAGCAAGACCAGATGCTCTCGAATCCTCCTCCACAGCAACAGCAAATGCCTCCAGAAGTGCAAGCAATCATGGCTCGCACTCAGGCTGAGATTCAAGCTAACCAAGCCAAAGCACAAGCTGACATTCAGTTGAAGCAGCAGCAACAACAGATTGACATGGAGATGGCACAACAGAAGGCTGCTCTTGAGATGCAATTGATGCGTGAGAAAGAGGCTGCTAAGTTGATGCTTGAGCGTGAGAAACAACAGGCTTACTTTGCTATGAAGCAACAAGAGTTTGAAGCAGAAGCACAATTGAAAGCAATGAAGATTGGTGCTGGCATTACATCTAACGTAGAGATTAAGGGTTAATCATGGCTTATACACAAGCACAACTGACAGATGCTTTAGTAAACCTGCTAAAGACTGACCCCAACGCTGCTTACAACGATATTGTTAAAGCAGCCTCTACTTATGGAATTACGCCAGAGCAAGTTCAAGCTACTTTTGGCACATTGCCAGCAGGTAACGATAGGACTGCTGTTCCTGAATACACTCAGGCTCAGACAACAAACATCAATAATGCTATTAACTCTACAGACCCTGTTGCACAAGCATGGGGTAGAGCAGAGCAGACTGGTGATTATGGTGATGTTGCTAATTTAATTAAAGATATTCCTGCGCCTACATTGCTGTCTAAGTATGGTCTGACAAACCAAGATATTAGCTACATCTATTCTCGTCCTACTGTCACAGACCCATTGTCAACAGCATGGATTAACGCAGAGAAAACTGGCGATTACACAGGAATTGCAGGTTTGCTAAATGGCATTACTGCTGACCAACTCAAATCAACCTATAACTTAGGTCAAAGCGATATTGACTACATTGCTTCTCGTGGTGGTATTGCAGGTAAGTTACCAGCTAATTGGACTGGTATGCCTATCAAGCAAACTGGTACTACTCCTATTACTGGTACTCCTCCAACACAAACAGCAACTGTTGGTCAATTCCGTGAGTTGTTCCCATCGTTTGAAGAATCAAAGCGTTTGGCAGGTCAGATGGTTGCAAACAGACCTACTACTGAGCAAGTAGTAAATATGATTGCTAAACCACAAAACCCTAACCTTATTTCTGCTTGGCAAAATGCTGAAAAATCAGGCAACTATGGTGATGTAGCAAGCATGATTAAAGGTGTGCCAATGGGTACTTTGCAAAGCACCTATGGTTTGTCTAATGCTGATATGCAATACATTATGAGCAGACCAGAAATTGCGTCTTCATTACAAAATACGACAACTGCTGCGCCATCGTTGAACAATGTGTTGAGCATGATTTCTAAGTGATAAAACCATGAACTACGAACAACTGCGTGGGATTGTTGGTGGAGATAATCCACAGAGTGCGTCTTATCAAGACATTATTTCTGCTGTTCAAAGTCAGTACACACCACAAACGCAGTTTGCACCATCAAGGTCATTGCTAGATTCCATTGGTGCGTTAGTTCCTGACCAACCAAGAATTGCTTATGGCTCGTTGCTACAAGCACAACCTAGAACATTACCTACACCTATGAAGGCGGTAGCACCTGATGGTATGGCTAGTGTTGACTCTGGTGTTATCAAGACAGGCGCAGAGACAGCAAACACAGGTTTAGGTGGCGGTAGAGATTTGTCTGGTACGCTTATCTATAACAACGACTTTACAAATACTGGAACAGGTGGTTTGTCAGGAGTTGCAGGTGGTGGTAGCAATGTAGCTGCTACTGGTGCTGTGATGAGTGGTCTAGGTATATTGGCAGGTAACTCAGATTTAGCTAAAGTTGGTGGATTAACAAACATTGCTGGTCAACTGCTTAACGCTGGTAGCGCAGAGGATGTATTAAATACTCTTGGCAATGTAGCAATTGGATTAAGTGGTAACGCTGGTACTGTTGGTAGCGTAGTAGGTGGATTGACTGATAACACATCTTTGTTGGCTAACAGTCTGTTGTCTTTGACTAGCCCACAACTGTCTGCATTGAATACGATTTCTAATGCTCTTACAGGTTACAGCTTTGGTGATGTTGTTAATGGTTTGCTAAACACTCCAGAGGGTACTGTTGACCAATATGGTTTGTTAGGTGCTGCTAACATAGCAAGAACTGATGACGCAAGCCGAAAGGCTGCTGGTGTTGCTTATGATAATTTGGCTGTCAATGACTTACGAGTTCTAGCTGAACTCGGTGACCAAGAAGCTAAATCAACATTATTGGCTATGGCTGGTAGTGGTGGTTCAACCTACAACCCGATTGCTGACTTAGGTACTGCCAGAGGTAACAGTTACTTTAACTTGTTTACACCTGTTGCTGGCGGGGGTGGCGGTAAAGCTAACATAGACTTGAATAGGACTATCCTTGAATTCTAATGACAAATCAGTTTTGGCTCAATGGGCTAAAAACTTACTGAATGATGACTTTTTCAAAGAAGTATTAGATAATTTGAAAAAAGAACAAATTAGTGTAATAATTAACACAAGTGCAGAAGAATCTGATAGGCGTGAAGACGCTTACAGGCACATTAAGACTTTAGAACTAATTACAGGACACCTTGAAGGTTTAGCCTCGGAAACTGTAATTAGAGAGAAGAAATGGAAAATTCTGTAAGGGAAACCTTACCCTCCGTCCAGAAGGTTTCTGGCTATTTTTGAGATGACAAATGGAAAACACCAACCCACAAGGGAGTGAAAGCCTAGATGTAAACCAAGCCGCTTCAGCGTTTATGGGGCTAATGGGTGACTCTGAGGAAGCCGAACAAGGCCAAACCGAAGAACAGCCAGAGGAACTACAAGCGTCTGATGAAGTTGAGTATTCTGAGGAGGAATCCGAAGAAGAACAGCCAAAGCCTCGATATAAAGTAAAGGCATCTGGTGAGGAAGTTGAGGTAGAACTTGACGAACTTATCAAAGGTTATCAACAAGGTACTGATTACACTAAAAAGTCTCAGGCTTTAGCTGAACAACGTAAGGCTGTTGAAGCCGAGCGTATTCATTTAGAGCAGGTGAAACAAGAGCGACAGGCATATGCCCAGAAATTGCAAGCGTTGGATAGCTTCCTTACGCAGCAAAATCAGGGTGTGGACTTAGATGTTCTAAAGGAAACAGACCCTATCGGTTATGCGGTAGCGGTAGCTGAACAGAATCAGCGTGAGAAGCAGTTAGCAGTAGTAAGGCAAGAACAGCAACGCATTGCACAACAGCAACAAGCCGAGCAACAAGCCTCTTTGCAAAACCATCTCCGTCAAGAATCTGAGAAGCTAGTTAGTCTGATTCCTGAGTTAGCTACGCCACAGGGTGATGCGATTCGGAAACAAATCCGTGATTATGCGAAGTCTGTTGGATGGTCTGACCAAGAACTCAGTTCCGTTTATGACTCTCGTGCTGTGGTGAGTTTGTATAAAGCAATGAAGTATGAGCAACTTCAAAAGAGCAAGCCTGAAGTAACCAAGAAACTTCAAGCTGCCCCTAAGATGATGCGTTCTGGGACTTCTGCGCCTCCTACAAAATCGTCACAAGACAAACAGGTAATGCAAAGGTTGCGTGAAACTGGCAAAGTCCAAGACGCTGCTAAAGCATTTGAACGATTCTTTTAAATTTGGAGTTTTAAAATGGCTACATATCAAACATATACCGCCATCGGTATGCGCGAAGACCTCTCTGATGTAATCTATAACATCAGCCCCACAGATACACCTTTCATGTCTTCTATTGGCAAGACAAAGGCTACTGCTGTTCTGCACGAGTGGCAGACTGACAGCTTGGCTGCTGCTACTTTGTCAAACTTTGCAGTTGAGGGTGCAACAGCATCTGACGCTACTATGTCTCCAACAACTCGTGTTGGCAACCGCACTCAAATCGCTCAGAAAACTGTCAAGATTTCTGGCACTTTGCAGTCAGTTGACAAAGCTGGTCGTAAGTCTGAAAAGGCTTATCAGTTGGCTAAAGCCTCTGCTGAAATCAAGCGTGACATGGAAACATCATTGTTGAGCAACCAGATTGCTGCCAATGGTGACTCTACTACTGCTCGTAAATTGGGCGGTCTGCAAGCATGGTTGAACAGCAACTACTCTGGTGGTACTGATGGTGTTGCTGGTTCTTTGGGTACAACTGCTCGTGTAAACGGCACAAACCGCACTTTCACAGAAGCCCTGTTGCAATCTGTTGTTAAGAGCGTTTACGCTTCTGGTGGCAACCCCAAAGTGTTGATGGTCAACCCTGCACACAAGCAAGTTGTTTCAGCTTTTGCTGGTATCGCTGCTCAGCGTTTCATGGCCCCATCTAACAGCCCAACCACAATCGTGGCTGCTGCTGATGTGTACATGAGCGATTTCGGTACAATTTCTGTTGTTCCTAACCGCTTCATGACTTCTACCAACTCATGCGATGAGACAGCATTTGTGCTTGACCCCGACATGGCTGCTGTTGCTTATCTGCGTCCTTTCCAGACCAATGAATTGGCTGTGACTGGCGACAATGAGTCTACACAGTTGTTGGCTGAGTACACCTTGGAAGTTAAAAACCAAGCTGCTCACGGCATTATTGCTGACTTGACACCTTAATCTAAGGTAACCCCGAAAAATGCCTCAGACTTAACCCTCTGGGGCATTTTCTTTTCTACTCAAACTGATAGAATTAGTACATGGAAAAGATTAGAGAAACTGCTGTTCATGCCGATGGTGAAGGTGGCATCATCATTCAAACTCGTCAGGATGTTTCTGCCATTGTTGAGCAGAATAAAAAGGAATATAACTCCTTTGATGAGAGAGCAAGATGGTCTGACAATTTGTTTGGCAACAAGGTTGCATCTATCCCATTAACTGTTATTGATGACCTTAATAAACAGGGCATCATGCGTGGTTATGCTGTGCTTGATGAGAAGCGTTTTGCTGCTTTTCTAAATGACCCAATGAATCGTGCATGGCGCACTAGAACAGGAGTTGTATGAGTATTACCACTTATGCTGAACTACAGACAACTATCGCAGGATATTTGGCTCGTTCAGATTTAACAACTCAAATCCCAGACTTTATTCGTTTGGCAGAAGTACGCTTGCGTAGAGACTTGCGTATTCGCCAGATGTTATCTACTGCAACGCTTACCTGCACATCAGGAACAGCGACAGTTACTATCCCTACTGACTTCTTGGAAGTCAAGGATTTTGTTGTCAATGTCAATCCTGTGATGCCATTGAACTACCAATCACCATCTTTGTTCTCTCGTAACTCACGAACAACAGATGTTGGTAAGCCATTGGATTACACAGTACTAGCTTCTACATTTAAGTTAGCACCAGTACCTGATACGGCATATACGCTAAATTTGGTTTATTCTGCTGCGCCAGCTTTCCTGAGTGACTCAAATACAAGTAACACATTCTTGACTGTTTGTCCTGATTTGCTTTTGTATGCGTCTTTGCTAGAAGCAGAGCCTTACCTGATGAATGATGCTCGAATCAATACATGGGGAACTATGTTTGACAGGGCTATGAATTCGTTGACTCGTTCTGATGAGAAGGGTCAATTCTCTGGCGTTCCTTTGGCAATGCAAACAACATATATCTGATATGCCTACACAAAGAATACAACTTGGTGAGTGGATGCCTGACCAGTCAGGTATTTCTGGCGCATTGACAGACGCTAAGAATGTCGTTTCTCAGGCTATCGGGTACGGCCCTTTCCCTAGTGCTGTGGCTTTTTCTGGTACTGCTGCCGAAGACTTGGTTTCTTTATATGCTGCTAAAAATCCAGACTCAACAACTCAATTGTTTACATCTGGTAACACCAAAATTTATACAGTTGATGGTGTTGGTGCATTGACTTTGGTTAAGTCAGGAATGACTACTGGTATTACTGACAAGGTTCGTTTTACTCAGTTTGGCAAGGTTGTCATCACAACAAACAATGCTGATAAGTTGCAAGCATGGACGTTAGGAACATCTACATCGTTTGCTGATTTGAGTGCTACTGCGCCTATTGCTAAATACATAACTGTTGTGCGTGACTTTGTAGTTGTGGCTAACACTTATGAGAGTGGCGCACAGCAGCAATATCGTGTTCGCTGGCCTGCAATCAATGATGAAACAGACTGGACAGAGGATGTAAATACTCAGTCTGACTATCAAGATATTCCTGATGGTGGTCAAATTGTAGGTATTCGTGGTGGTGAGTTTGGCTTGGTCTTCTTAGAAAGAGCCATTAGCCGAATGACCTATGTTGGTACGCCATTCATTTTCCAGTTTGACAATATCTCTCGTAACAAGGGATGTATGGTTGCTGGCTCAATTGCTCAGTACCAAGGCATCACATTCTTCTTATCTGACGATGGTTTCTATTTATGCGATGGTCAAACGATTCAACCAATTGGAAGTGAGAAGGTTGACCGATTCTTTATTGAGGACGCTTCAGAATCTGATTATGGTTCTATGTCTGCTGCTGTTGACCCTGTTCGCAAGTTGGTTATCTGGAACTATGTTGCTATCGATGGAAATCGTAAACTAATTATTTACAATTTTGCAACAAAGAAGTGGACATATGCAGATGCAGGTACTGACTACCTGTCTGAAGCCTCTACAGCGTCTGTAACTCTTGAGCAGTTGGACAGCATTAACACTTCTATTGACGCATTGACAACAAGCCTTGACTCTCGTTTGTACATTGGTGGTAAGTACTTCCTTGGTGGTACGCTAGGAAACAAGGTTTATACATATACAGGTGCAAATCTTACAGGTCAAATTTCTACTGGAGACATTGACTTAGGTGGTGTTTCTGTAGTGACATTGGCTCGTCCACAAGTTGACAATGGTTCTGCGACTGTTGCTGTAGCTTCTCGTACATTGTTAAACCAAAGTGTTAACTATGGAACAGCAGTAGCAGCAGACTCAGAGAACAGGGTTTCTTTGCGTAGTGCTGGTAGATACCACAGACTTCAGTTAGTGCCAACTGGTGCTGACTGGAAAAACGCTGTAGCCGTGGATGTGGATGTTGTTGGTCAAGGGGTTCGTTGATGTTTAGAAGCCTACCTGCTTTCGGTGGTGACCAACGAGCCGTGGCAGAGGTTGTCCGTGGCATCATGGATGGCAAGACCAATAACACAGGCACGATTACTCTGGCTACTGGTGGCGCAACTACTACCACTTTGACAGACCGAAGGATAGGCCCAGACAGCGTAATCCTATTTGCGCCAGCTTCTGCTGCTGCATATTCCGAAGTAATGCCTTATGGTGCTTTTCAGAGTTTGGTTGACCAAGCAATTGCTACAGCGAATACTGCCTATGCAATGACACTAGACACTACAGACTACTCCAATGGGGTAACTCTGAGCAACAGTTCTAGGATGAATGTCAAAAACTCTGGTGTTTATAACTTCCAATGGTCTGGTCAGTTTAATAATACTGATACGCAAATCCATGATGTGAGCGTTTGGTTGCGTAAGAATGGTACAGATGTAACTGGTTCTACAGGTGTTATTTCTGTCCCTAACTCTCATGGTGGCGTTGATGGACATTCAATTGTTGGATGGAACTACTTTCTAGAGTTGGCTACTAATGATTACATTGAATTGTGGTGGTCATCTACTAGCACAACCATTTCCTTAGAGCATTTGCCTACCCAGACAAGCCCAACAAGACCATCTACAGCGTCTTTGATTACTACATTGAATTTCATCACACCAAATTCATTGACAAACATCTATACAAGTTCTCAAGGACAAGGTACGGCAACAATTAACCACTTTGCAAATTCAACGGCAAATAAGACGTATAGATATGCAATTATTGGTTGATTTTAATAATTTATGTATAATGGATTCCGTGGATGACCCATCTTGGAATCCGAACTTTTAGGAGTAAAAGATGGCTACTACTACCACATCAACAGTTGCACCAGAAATATCACCATATCTGACATATGGTCTGCAACAGGCTACTAACCTTTATCAAGGTGGTGGCCCACAATACTACACAGGTGAGACATTCGTAGCACCCTCCCAGACAACACAAGCAGGTCTTCAGGCTTTGGAGACTCGTGCGTTAGCAGGTAATCCTTTAACTGGTCTTGCTCAACAGCAATTGCAGGGTACTTTAGGCGGTGCTTACTTGGGTGGCAATCCATTCTTCCAAGGTGCATTTGCCCCTGCTGCACAAGCTGCTCAACAACAGTTCCAAAGCACACTAGGCGACATTGGCTCTAAAGCAAGCCTCGCAGGGCGTTATGGCTCTGGTGCTATGGGTAACTTGCAGAATCGTGCTGCTGGTCAATATGCACAAGCATTGACTAACACAGCAGGTCAGTTGGCTTACCAGAACTACGAGCAAGAACGAGCAAGACAACAGCAAGCTATCGGTGCTGCGCCTCAGTTGGCTGCTACTGATTACCAAGACATTCAGCAGTTGTTGCAAGCTGGTCAGTTGCGTGAAGGCTATCAAGGTCAACAGTTGGGTGCTGACATTCAGCGTTTCAACTTCTTGCAAAACCAACCACAACAGAATTTGCAGAACTATATGTCATTGGTATATGGCAACCCATTAGGACGAGTAGGGCAAACTACAGCCTCTGGTGCTGCTGACACTTCTACATTGCAGAAGGTATTAGGTACTGCTGCTACTGCTGCTGGTGTTTACAAGAATCTTGGTTCACCAAACATGAGTTGGTTAAATCCTTTTGGTTCTACGCCAACAGCAAACACCAATTGGATGGGTACTATTGACGCTAATGCACCTGCACTTGGCTCTAACTGGTGGGATTAAACATGGCTGGACTATTAGACATTTTCGGTACTAGCGGTGCAGACACAATGGGTCTGTTGGGTATGTCACAAGCTGACATTGCTCGTAATCGTGATGATGCACAAGCACAAGCCTTGTATGCACTAGCAGGACGTTTGTTCCAAGGTGGTAACACAGGTCAATCTATTGCTGAAGGTTTGCAAGCTGGTCAGAAAGCCTACAAAGGCGGTATGCAAGAAACATTGCAAAACCAATTGCAGAATGTCCAGTTGCAAGACATGATTCGTAAGCGTCAGCAAGAGCAACAAGCATTGGCTGAACAACAGCGTGTTCAAGGAATTGTTCAAAAAGCTGTTCGTCCAGAAACATTTGCAGAAACTCCATTGACTAACATCTTTGGACAAGAGGTTGCTGGCCCTAATCAACCACAAGCAAAAGGTGCTGGATTGACACAAGATGTTGTTAATCAGTTGATTGGCTCACAACAAGGTCAGGCTGCTTTGACTCAGTTGGCTGATTTGATGCCTAAAATTCGTAAGGCTGGAATTGGTGTTGAGCAAAAAGCTGAAGACAATCCTTTCTTGGTATTTACTCAAGACGAGACAATTCCTAAGAATATCAAAACATTGGCAGACCAATATGCTAAGAGTTGGTCATCTGGTCGTTTAGACCCTGATGTTGCTGATAAACGTGTTTCTGAATTGTCTGTAATGGCTCAAAGGGCGCAAGACAAAGAGACAGCACAAGCTAATCTAAAGGCTCAACAAGACCAAATGACTGAGTTACGCAGACAAGGTTTAGCTCAATCTGCTGAGGCTCGTGCATTACAAGGTGAGATTGCTAAAGGTAATTTGGCTATTCGTACTGCTGAAGCAGAGGCTAAAGCTGAAGAACGTCAGAAGCCTGTTGCTGAAGCTAAAGAATCACTTAAGTTGATTGACCAAGCTGAAAAGTTACTGGATACAGCTACTGGTTCATTAACTGGTACTGCTGTTGATGTTGTTGCTGGCGCATTAGGCAAGTCAACACAAGGCGCACAAGCGTCATCTAAACTTAAAGCAATTCAAGGTGCTTTGGTTGCTAAGATGCCTAAGATGTCAGGCCCACAGTCTGATAAGGATGTTTTGCTTTATCGTGAAATGGCTGGTCAAGTTGGTGACTCAACATTGCCTAATGAAACTCGCAAGGCTGCACTTCAGACAATTCGTGAGATTCAAGAGCGTTATGCAAAAGTTCCAGAAGGTTCTAGCAAACCTGCACCTGAAACTGCAACTCCATTTAAGTTTTCTCCTGCAAAAGAAGACCGCTATCAGCAATGGCTTAAAAAGCAAGGTAGTTAAATCATGGATGAACAAGAAGAATTTGAGTTCAGACGCAGATACGAGATGGAGAAGTCTTCATCTGCTAAACCTATTGCATGGTCAGATGTTCCGCTTGAAGCTGTAAAGAGTTTTGGCCCATCTGTTGCTAACATGGTTGGTGATATTTACCAAGCTGTTACAAGCCCTGTGCAAACAACAAAAGCTGTTTTAGACCTTGGTGCTGGCATCTTGCAAAACGCATTGCCAGAGCGACTTGTTCAGGCTGTAGGCGAAGACAAAGCAAGCCGTGATTTAGCATCTAAAGTTGGTCAGCATTATGTAGAACGCTATGGAAGTGTAGAAGGTGCTAAGAAAGCATTGGCTACAGACCCTGCTGGCGTAATGGCAGACTTATCTACTGTGCTAACTGCTGGTGCTACATTGCCAACTCGTTTAGCACCATCATTATCTACTGCTGCTCGTGCTGTTGACCCGCTATTATTGTCTGCTAAAGGCTTGGCTAAAACGGCTGACATTGGTGGTCAAGGTGTTAAACAAGCACTTGGTTTGACTACAGGTGTGGGTGGTGAATCTATTGGTCAAGCCTATAAAGCAGGTTTGGCTGGTGGTGAAGCTGCTGAAGCACTTAAAGCAAATATGCGTGGCAATGTAGAGCAGACTGCTGTTCTTGATGCTGCCAAACAGAATCTTGCAGAGTTAGGTCGCCAGCGTCAGCAAGCCTATCGTGCAAATATGCAAAACATCAAAGGCGATAAATCTGTTCTTGATTTCACAGGAATTGATAAAGCTGTTACTGATGCTCAATCTAAAGTTGTCTTTAAAGGCAAAATTAAGAATGAGGCTGCTGCACAAAAGTTAGCTGAAGTTGAGGCTAAAGTTGCAGACTGGAAATCTTTAGACCCTGCTGACTTCCACACTCCTGAAGGCTTAGATGCTTTAAAACAAAGCATTGGCGAGACTTTAGAGAGTATTCCATTTGAATCTACTCAGCAACGACTTGTTGTTGGCGAGGTGTACAACGCTGTTAAAAATGAAATTAACAAGCAAGCACCAACATATGCCAAGACGATGAAGGCTTATGCTGATGCTAGTGAGCAGATTAAAGAGATTGAGAAAGCATTGTCTTTAGGCAAGAAAGCATCTGTAGATACAGCAATGCGTAAGTTGCAGTCTTTGATGCGTAACAATGTCAATACAAACTATGGTCAACGTTTGAAGTTGGCTCAAGAGTTAGAAGCTGCTGGTGGTCGCCAGTTAATGCCATCATTGGCAGGTCAATCACTAAATCAACTTGTACCTCGTGGTATTCAAGGTGCTACAAGTATTCCAACAAGTTTAGGTGCTTTTAGTCTTGGTGGTTTGCCTCTAACATTGGCTTATGGTGCTGTTTCATCTCCTCGTTTGGCTGGTGAAGCTGCTTATGGTGCAGGTCGTGTTGCTAAAGGTCTTTTGGATGTGCAAAACAAAATGCCAAACATAGACTATCCAACAATGTTTAATTTGTTATATCAGGCAAATCAGCCAAAGGATTAAAAAATGGCAAAGACCAAGATTTCAGAATACAGCAGTACCGCAGGGAACAATACTGACATTAACAGTATTAACCTAGCGGAGGGTATGGCCCCGAGTTTGGTCAACAATGCCATTCGTCAATTGATGGCTCAGTTGAAGAACTTTCAAGATGGTTCTGCTGGCGACAATGTAACTGTTGGTGGTAACTTGTATGTGACTGGCACATCTACCATGACAGGTGCGATTACTGCTTCTGGTGGTGTTAATGGAAATATCACATCGTCTTCTGCAACGATTACTGGCGGTACTATCAATGGTGCTGTTATCGGTGGTTCATCTGCCCAAGCAATCACAGGAACGAATGTAACAGCTACTGTTGGCTTTACTGGCGCATTGACTGGTAATGTAACTGGTAACACAACAGGAACACATACAGGTGCTGTAACAGGCAATGTGACTGGTAATGTCACAGGCAATGTCACAGGTAATGTAACTGCTGCTTCTGGTACTTCAACATTCAACAATGTGACCATCTCTGGTTCATTGGATATGGATGCAGGTACATCGGCAACCATTACTGGCTTGGCAAACCCTGTAAACGATTCTGACGCTGCCAACAAGGGTTATGTTGACGCACTAGCCCAAGGTATTGATGCTAAAGCCTCTTGTGTTGTGGCTACAACAGCTAACATTACATTGTCTGGTATACAAACTATTGATGGCATTGCGGTATCTGTTGGTGACCGAGTTCTGGTTAAAGACCAATCTACCGCTTCACAGAATGGTATCTATCTGTGCGCCTCTAGTACATGGACTAGAACAACAGATGCAAACACATGGGATGAGTTGGTTGCTGCCTTTACCTTTATTGAAAAGGGTACAACACAAGCCAACAATGGTTACATCTCAACGATTACTGCTGGCGGTACTTTAGGCACTACAGCAGTTACCTTTGCCCAATTCTCTGGTGCAGGTCAGATTACTGCTGGCGCAGGTTTGACAAAGAGTGGTAACACTATTGATGTTGGCACAGCGTCTTCTAGCCGTATTGTTGTTAACTCAGACAATATCGACTTGGCAGCTTCTGGTGTAACAGCAGGAACATATAAGTCTGTAACTGCTGACGCTTATGGACGAATTACAGCAGGTACTAATCCAACTACTCTGAGTGGTTTTGGTATTACAGATACTTACACATCTGCCCAGATTGATACGCTGTTTGGCTCAACAGAATCTGCTGCGACAAGTGCTGCTGCTGCTGCGACTTCAGCATCTAACGCTTCAACGAGTGCTACAAATGCCTCTACAAGCGCAGGAAATGCCTCTACAAGCGCAACGGCTGCTGCTGCTAGTGCTACGAGTGCTGCTGCCTCATACGACTCGTTTGATGACCGCTATTTAGGTGCTAAGTCAACTGCACCATCTGTTGACAATGATGGCAATGCTTTGTTGACTGGTGCTTTGTACTGGAATACAGCAACTAACAATTTGTTTGTGTGGACAGGTTCAACATGGACTAATGCAGCGTTTACGACATCAGGCGATGTTGTTGGCCCTGCATCTTCTACTGATAATGCCTTTGCTCGTTTTGATGGCACTACAGGTAAGTTGATTCAGAACTCTACTGGTGCAACATTGAGTGATACTGGTGGTGCTACTTTCACAGGCTCTGTGGATGTTGCAGGTACTTCTACTGCGGGTTCTAACATCAAGCTGTACGAAGATACAGACAACGGCACAAACTATGTGTCATTTAAAGCACCAGACACTATTGCTGCCAATGTGACTTGGACACTCCCAAGTGCTGATGGAACAAGCAACCAAGTATTGTCAACAAATGGCTCTGGCACTTTGTCTTGGTCAACTGCTTCTGGCTCAAGCCAATGGACTACTAGCGGTTCTGATATTTACTACAACACAGGCAATGTTGGTATTGGGACAAGTTCACCTAGTGCAAGACTTCAAATAAACGGCACAACAGACGCAACACAGCGAATCATTGTTAATGGCACAGGCAATACGTCTAGCATTAAATTGCAATACAACGGAACTGAGGTTGTACAACTTCAAAATTATCAAAGTTCTGAAGTTCAGTTTGGTACAACATCTAACGCATTTTTAGCTTTAGTAACTAACAATACTGAAAGGATGCGAATTACTGGTGCAGGTAATATTGGTATTGCTACCACTTCTCCTGATGTAAAACTACATATTGCATCAGGTGGTTTCCAGTATGGCTCTTCAAGTGATTATTTAAGATTAGTTCAGACCAACACTAATGAGTTTGGTTTTTATTGCAATCCATTAGGCAATTACAGTTTTAATTTCAACACTTCAACTGGTGGACTGAAAGCATTAAACACAATTGGCGTGGGCGATGCAACCCCATCCACAAGCGGTGCTGGCATCACATTCCCCGCAACTCAATCAGCATCATCAAACGCTAATACGCTAGATGACTATGAGGAAGGGACTTGGACACCAAATCAAGGTGGTGGTGTGACAGTAACAGGGTCATTCGGTTCAGAAGGCCGTTATACAAAAATTGGCAGACAAGTTTGCGTGGTAGGTGTACTTACAGGTACAACCATTTCCTGTGGGGCATCGGGAATTCTTACAAGCAATCTGCCATTTACTGGAATAGCTGGGTATCAGTTTTCAGCAGGTGGTGCATCAGATAACAATGGTGGTGGATTGGGAACTTGTATGGCATCAAGCACTAATGTCTACGCAGGCAATACTATTTCATCAACCGCCACAAGATTGTGGTTTTCTGTTACATATTTTGTTTAATTAACTACGCCAGATTAGCGTAGTCGGACACTAACCTAAAGGAAATAAAAATGTCTTTAACTAAAACCACAACTGTTGACCAAATTACAGTTCAAGAGAATGGAATCATTCTCTATCGTGAAGCAACACGCATCATGGAAGATGGTAACGAAATCAGCAAAACTTATCATCGAAATAGCCTCACACCCGCACAAGACTTGACAGGCGTTCCCGCTAATGTCGTTGCTATCTGCAATGCGGCTTGGACAACAGAGGTAGTGGCGGCTTATCAGGCGGCACAAGCTGCTGCTGAAGCGGCTCGTAACGCTTAATCATCATGGCTGAGGAAGTCACTCATGAGCATATCTACAACAGACTTCTAGCAGTAGAAGCTAAAGTAGATGACATAGATAAGAACACAAAAGACCTTGTGGATGCTATCAATGCTGCCAAGGGTACTGTAAAGGTTCTTAACTGGATTGCTTCTATTGCTCAACCTGTCTTATGGATAGGTGGGCTAATCGTAGCTGCTGGTGCTATCTGGCAGACTTGGATAAAAAAATGAAAGAGTGGGCTGAGGCATTTATTGCAGCAGCCCTTCTTTGTTCAACGATTGTTTGGTGTGTCTACATCATTGTGTGGACATGGTACTTGTAGAGTTTTTTCTAGCTGTATCTATTGAATACAGATGTATAAAGTGGGCTTGGGTTGGCGATGTGTACAACAGGAAAGTCTACTGTATTGAATGGAAAAAGGTAGATAGAAAATGATTGACCCAATAAGCGCATTAAATGGTCTTCAGAGTGCCATTTCGATGGTCAAGAAGGCTAGTAAAGTAGCCAATGACATAGGCGGTCTTGCCCCGATGATTGGCAAGATGTTTGATGCCAAGAGCCAAGCTACGAAGGCTATGCTTGAAGCCAAGCGTGAGAAAAAAGGCTCAAACATGGGGACTGCTCTCCAGATTGAGATGGCGTTAGAGCAAGCAAGGTCATTTGAAGAAGAACTCAAGATGCTGTTTATGCAGACAGGCAAGATTGACGTTTGGAACAAGATTAAGGCTCGTCAGGCAGAGATGGACAGGGATGATGCCAAAGAGATAGCCTCACTAAAAGCATTGGAAAAAAAACAGAAGCAAGAGGAACAAGAACAGTTGGAGATGGCAATGCTTATTGGAGGAATTGCTTTCGTTCTCCTTCTCGTTGGTATCGGCATAAATGAGTTATTTGATTTCTGCCAAACAACTAAACGCTGTGGGCGATGAATGAGTACCAGAAACAATTTGACCTGTTCCTCAAAATATTCGTGCGAATGTGTGTCGCATGGTATGTGGTTGGTTTTCTCCGCTTTCTTCCTGATAGTTTGTCTGACAAGATAGTTTCCAAGTTTCTCGCTTACATAGGACTAGGATGAAAATCACTACTTATCAAGCCAATGCAAGGATGTTGTGGGAGGCTCATAGGGTGATACACCAACAAAATATGCAAAGACTTGCTGAGTTAAATCGTCAAGCTGAACAACAAACCAAAGCCTATGAAGTAAAGACTCAATGGGTTAAGGCTAATTCTGTGGATGTGATGGCATGAGATATTTACTTCTGTTATCGGTACTACTTCTAGCTGGTTGCCTAGAGGACAGGTACAGATATAAATGTCAGAATCCTGATTTCTTCTATGCTGAAGAATGTCAAAAACCTAAATGTTTGTTTACCCAAATGTGTCCAGAATACTTGGTTGCGCCAATTCTTGAGAAAAAAGTAGGCGATGTACAACCAACACCACAGGAAGCACCAAAATGAAAATTTCTGAAGTTAAAACAACAGAAGAAACAATCGAACTTTTAAAGGTTTATGGTTGGTTGTTCGCTGTTGTGATTGTGATGTTGGTGTTTGGCTTGACAGTTTTTGCAATGCTTTATTCTGTAATTTTTGTGGCACAACCAGTCAAATCAATGGCCCCGATTGACCAAGCTTTTACCAAGCTCTTGAACGACGTTGTGCTTTTGTTGGTTGGAAGTATTAGTACATTGATTGGTATGTTTGCCATCAACAAAGGGGCTAAATCGTTCGCAGAGAGGTTGAATCCAACTCCTCCTATGCAACCTATGTGTCAACCAATGCAAGGCTCATATGGCTCGTCTTATGGCTCGTCCTATGCGCCTCCACAATCGTCTTATGGTCTGCCTAGCCAACCATTTGGTGCTATGCCAGTTTGGAAGAATCCAGAACTAGATGAATCATGGACTCCTCCCCCTCCTCCGACTACGCCTCCAGAGCATCTTGAGGATGATGGTGAGCGTGAGGAAATTGCACAAGCAAGAAAAGAGGTTGAATGATGTTACCCATCCCACTACCTTGGTTGATTGTTGGTGTTTTGGTATCTCTCTTTGGTACATACCGAGTAGGGCATCACTATGGCTGGCTAGAGCGTGATAACGACATGAAAATAGCCATTGCCAAGAAGAATGATGAGGCTCGTCAGATAGAGCAAAACATGACTGAGAAACTTAACCAACAATCTGCAAAATTACAGGAGGCTAATAATGCTATTAACCAAAAAACTACTGCTCTTGCTGTCGCCAATCGTGCTGGTAAGTTGCGCCTCTGCCCCACAAGTAACGTACAAGCCTCCACAAGTCCCTCCACTACCAGCGCAGATACAAAAGCAACCAGTCAACCTGACAGACAGACTGACACAGCTTCTGATGCCGAAATAGCAACCATCGATGCCATCGCAGAAATAGTCGCCCAAGGTGACAAGAATACTGCTGCACTCAATGCTTGTGTTGACTCGTATAACTCAATGAGAGATTTGTTAAATGGTAAGTCCTGACCAACTAAAAAAGATGCACATAGACCCATCTCTAGCAGATGCGTTCAACGAGACATTCCAGAGATTCGGAATCAATAGCCCTGTTCAACAAGCAAGCTGGATTGGTCAATGTGGGCATGAGTGTGGGAACTTTAAGATTCTTGAGGAAAACCTAAACTATCGTGCTGCTACGCTGTTAAAGCTATTTCCTAGAACTCCAAAAAGAGCATGGGGTTTTACGCCAGAGGAAGCTGCTGCATACGAGAAGCAACCACAAAAGATAGCCAACAGAATCTATGGCAATCGTATGGGAAACAGGGATGAAGCGTCTGGGGATGGGTATCGTTTTCGTGGCTCTGGATTCCTCCAGTTGACTGGACACAGCAACTTCTATCACGCAGGTCAAGCCTTGGGTGAAGACTTTGTTATGCAACCAGAGTTAGTCAGAACACCTAAATACGCTGCTATGACAGCAGGATGGTTCTGGCAGACACACAAGCTAAATCAGTATGCTGATAGCCGTGATTTTGTGATGATGACTAAAAAGATAAATGGAGGCATCATTGGTCTGGATGACAGAATCAAACACATCAATCATGCCTTGGACATATTAAATGGCTAACATACCAACTCAACAAGATGCAGAACTGTTCGCACAAAGCGTAAAAAAATGGCAACAGGTGCTGTCTCTTGGTGATTGGAGAATTGAGAAAGGCATAAAGCCAGCTAAAGGTGCAATGGCATCTGTTGAATTTACTGATAACGCTAGATTAGCTGTTTATCGGTTAGGTGATTTTGGTGCAGAGAAGATAACACCTGAATCACTTGATAAGACTGCACTTCACGAGTTACTGCATATCTTTTTGCATGACTTAATGTGTGTAGCCACAGACCCAAAGTCCTCAGATGAGGATATTGAGATGCAAGAGCATAGGGTTATTAACTTGCTAGAAAACTTATTAACTAAGGATTCCAATGGGCGCACATAATGAGGCTTGTTCCGATGTTGAATTTATTAAACTTTGGGGTGAGTTAGGTTCTGCATCAAAAGTAGCCGAGCGTTTGAAAATAGCAACTAGAAATGCTTTTTTACGCAGACGTTGGATTGAAGACCACTATCAAATCAAGTTAGGTGCTAATGATTTTCGTGGTGCTGCTTACGACAAGAAGCGTCCTAAGTCTCATTCGCCACTCAAGCAAATAAACCTTGGCATAGAGAACGGCACAGTCTTAGTGTTCTCTGATGCTCACTTCATTCCTAATCAGCGTTCTACGGCATTTAAAGGGCTTCTATGGGCTATTCAGGAGTTCAAGCCTAAGGCCATCATTTGTAATGGTGATGCGTTTGATGGTGCTTCTATTTCTCGTCACGATGTAACTGACCAACCACAGACTTCAGTCATTCAAGAACTAAAGGCTTGTCAGGCTGCACTAGATGAGATTGAGGAAACAGCCAAAGACGCTAGACACAATGTAAAGCTAATCTTTACATGGGGTAATCACGACATTCGGTTTGGAAATCGACTAGCGCAACACGCACCACAGTTTAAAGATGTTGATGGGTTCAAGCTGACAGACCACATTACAAAATGGGAATTCTGCTGGACTTGTTGGCCTAGTGAGAACGTGATTATCAAGCACAGATACAAAGGTGGTATTCACGCTACTCACAACAATACAGTTAATGCTGGCGTGTCAATCGTAACTGGTCACTTGCATAGCCTTAAAGTCATGCCATTTAGCGACTACAACGGCACAAGATATGGTGTTGATACTGGAACACTAGCAGAGCCAGATGGCCCGCAGTTTACTTATGGTGAACTAAATCCTAGTAACCATCGTTCAGGCTTTGCTGTGCTGAACTTCTTTAATGGTCAACTATTGTGGCCTGAACTCGTACACAAGTTTGATGATGGACTTATTGAGTTTCGCGGTGAAGTGATTGATGTGAGTGCGCTATGAGTTCTTGGCTCATCATTCTCACAGGGGCAATTTATGCCTACATAGCTGGTGAGCAGCTATTCAAAGATAACCCACACATGGCGATAGTCTATGCAGGTTATGCGTTTAGCAACGTAGGTTTGTACTTACTTGCTAAGTAATATCTTTTACAAAGACTCCGTTAGGCAAAAGCGTACCCCTACGATTCTTTATCTGGTCGTATGCAACTTCCATACAGTCTATCAGATTTATGTCTTGTAGGGCGCAGTAATTTACCAAACAAACCATTACGTCACCAACAGCATCGATGATTGCTTCTCTGTCTTTTTTGATGGTTGCATCAGCTAGTTCGCCTAGTTCTGACATTGCTTTAAGAAGCTGCACATCTGGAGTGCTATTAGGAATAATCTTGCGAGCCTCTGCCCATTGAATTATTCGCATTTCAACATTTGCGTATGACATATCTATCCTTTTGAGTTTGCAAATTCGTACCACATCACATAAAAGTCTTTCAAGAAATCAAGACCCTCACCAATCTTTTTACAGTTACCAAATGTCGGAACTTGGAAAACATTACCGACAGTTGTGTACTGCGTATCTGTGTCACCAACAATGATAATCACAGTAAATTTAGGCACTTGAGCAAAAGCCCTTAATAGCAACTCTTGACCTTTTGCCATTTTCTCGTTTGGCTTTTTCCATTCGCCAATTAAGAAGTGTCCTCTCCTCTCACATATCATGTCTATGTTGCTAGGCAAGAAATGCGAGTTTTCGGGAATCAAGCCTCGGAAATCTCGGAAGTCAGTATGACTAGCCAGAGAGTTCCGCATTTGATTAGGCGGGCTACTCATGTTCGTCCGCTATTTCTAGCCACTTTCGCCCATAAATGGTGAAGCCTACTCGCTGCGTCTGTGATTGCAAAACGGGACGGAGTTGCACCGCGACCTGACACCCGCACAGCATCCGCTTTTGGCTTCATAAACTTAATAATCCATTGCTTGTCGAATGTCTCGAATCCGCATCTTTAAAAGTGGTGCAAGACTTTCTTTTGACTCTTTTAGTCGTTGCAATTCAGATTCAAGATAACGAATTCGCTCATCAATATTTTCCTCAACAGTTGGATTGTGGTCAATTCTTTGAGCACTTATTAAAGTGCCTTTCATTTTGGTTTCTTCAGGTAAATAGTTCATGTTATCTCCTTAAAATGGCGCGTCATCATCAAATTCTTCTTGCTTTACCTTTTTCTTAGGCTGCACATCTGCGTTCTTATTCTTGACAGACAAAGACATGAACTTAGCACCATCTTTGCTAACCTTAATCCAAGCAGACAGCCAGTAGTCTGTTCCATCTACGTTAATGCTTCCTTTGTAATCAGGAAATTTAGCATCGTCTTTTCGGTCATTCTTAAAGAGTGAGCCTCGATTAGTGTTGTCGTATTCCATTATTAACCTTTCGCTTTCTTAATTGCTGAACGTACACTTGATTCAAGTTGGTTTGACAAATAAACCTTTTGGTCTGCCTCCAACTGTTGTTCGTCAATCATCAACAAGGCTTCTGTTGCCTTGCCATTTTTGACTAACTCTGATATAGAGATTGCAAACTCTTGCAAGAACTCTTTAATTTCTTGAGGTAAGTCTTCACCAATTCCACCCCGAGGAGAAATTACTGGAGATTTTTTTTCTTCTTTTAATGGCGCAGATGAATCGAGAGCATCATGCTCAACGATTTCCATTGCTGTCATCCAGAGATACCTGCGCTGGTATGTCTCTACTGCACCAAGGTTTTGGATAGCGTGTGCGCCTTTTAAATTGGCTTCTACCATTGGTGATGTAATGACAATATTAGTACCATCGTCAACGTCTGTGATTGTAAGACTTGCATAGTCTGTGTCATATGAGATAACTCCACATAATCCATGACCATGAAAAATCTCATTGATTTGAGGCAGAAAATCGCCCAGTTCAAAATATTGGTAGCCAGCAAACTTATTGTGTCCTGACTTCTTTAGCTGCATAGATTGCAAAATCATACGAGCGTTCATTAACTTCTTATGTACCATTTCATTCTTCCTTTAAATATTCTTTAATCATTGCTTCTTTGTCTTCATCGTAGAGGTCTTCAAACTCTACGAAGTGGTTTTCTGAACAGCAAGAGCCATAGGTCTTAGGTTCAGTACAGTAAACACAATACAAGCCATGTGATAAGTCCTTGATTGCGTCTTCTCTGGTCATTGGATTCTGCCAATCTGTTTAGCAACTAACCACTTGTCACCAAGTTTAAGAACTGCTCTTACCCATTTACGTTGGTTGTATTGATTGACTTCTTGAGGCACTAAACTGTTGTTGTACAGTTGACGAGCCTTGCGTCTTAATTGTTCTGTGTTCATGCTTCCCTCGCTTTCTCCGTGCTTCTAGCACTTAGCATTGCGTCTGCAATTGCATAAGCATTTTCGGCTGTTTCAGCTTCATTTAAGCCCTCAAACAAAATACCTAACATAGCCTTAGCCGCAAAGTAGTCACGCAAGGTCATGCCATCGTTTTGCAAGTTGTGCGTTGGTGTTGGAAATGCTGGTTCGTTCATGATTAGCCTTTCCATGCCAACATTACACCGATACCGCCAAAGATGATGACAGCAAGCGTCCATTCAATTAACTTCTCTTTCATTTGGTTCTCCTTAATTGGGGGACTAAGCCCCCTGTTGATTTAGATTGATTTTTTGAATGTTTGGAACATTGCTTTGTATTCTTTGGAGTCAGCGTTCATGTTGCTGTACACCACATTGCCGTTTGTATCTAAACGCATCATTGAAGTAAATGCGCCATAAACTACGAAGCCTGTAGATGTTTTGATTACTGTGCGTGTCATTTGCTTTTCCTTAATTGCCCGCTTACGAATTGTTGCGGGTTGAGTGAAGTATAGCAAACTAAACAGACAGGTCAACAATTATTTTCTAAGTATTTTCCCTAGTGTTGTATTTTGTTAACTAAGCTATACTCAAAACATGGACAAACAAACTGCTATCACACTTGCTGGCTCACAGAGTGAGCTTGCTAGAATCCTTGGCATAACTCGGGCTGCTGTCAATCATTGGCAGAAAATCCCACAGTTACGCATCTATCAACTAAAAGAACTTAAACCAGAGTGGTTCAAATGACACAAGAACGAGTAATCAAAGCCCTGCAAAATGGCCCATTGACTTCACATGAAGTTGCTAACCTGACTGGTATGCCACAAGCTACAGTCCTGTCAACAGCCAAGAAACTGCGTAGCCAAGGTAAGCTGACCACAAAGATTGTCAAGGTTGGACGCTATAACGTAGCACAGTACACATTGCACGATGACTTGATTGAAAATAAGCCTGTGCTGCCAGATGAGGAAACTCGTTGCAAGCTGAATCCTTTTGACTTGCGAAACGCTAAAGGCATATTTACGAAATCTGAGTATGCTGTGATGAAACAACAGGCAACTCGATTGTTTGGCAAAGATTTATCAAAAGGTATTTCTAACCATCAAAGTATTTGATACAATGTTTTGAAACACGGCTAGGTTGGACTAATTACCCAACCGAAAAGAGTTATCCCCTCTCCTGCCGCAGTTTCTTTTCAGGGGTGTTTAAAAGGCGGATATGCACTACTATTCTTTTCATGTGAGTGACTACATTCACGACACGGCTCATTTGTCAATCTATGAAGACTTGGCATTTAGGCGATTGCTAGACTTGTACTACACAAGTGAAAAACCTATCCCAAACAAAACCCAAGAGGTTTCCAGACGGATAAGAATGTCTGGTCATTCTGATGCTGTTCAAACAGTTCTTGAAGAATTCTTCATGTTTGACATTGCTAATGATTGCTGGTTTCACAAAAGATGCGATGAGACTATTTCAGCTTATCAAGCCAAAGCAGAGCGTAATCGTGCTGTTGGTAAGCTAGGTGGAAGACCTAAATTAAACCCAGATGCTATCCCACAAGAAACCCAAATGGTTTCCAAAGATAACCCTAACCATAAACCAATAACCAATAACCATAAACCAATAGATAAAAACAAGCGAGGCTCACGCCTCTCTCCAGATTTTTGTTTACCAGTTGAATGGAGGGATTTCTGTGTTCAAGAGCGGAAAGAACTTCACCCTACTCAAACATTCGATAAATTCAAGGACTACTGGATAGCCCAAGCAGGTCAGAAAGGAGTGAAGCTGGACTGGTTTGCTACATGGCGTAATTGGGTACGCAACACCAATGCACCTAAACAAAATCCTACTGACATAGTGAGGCTCACAGTTCCAGCGTCAAATGAGCCTGACCCTGCATTGCTAAAAATTAAGCAGGATGAAAAAGTAACTCGTCCTCCAACACCTGAAGAACGAGCAATTCTCAATGCTTACAGGAGAAAAGCATGACTGATGAAGGTTGGAAAGTTTTTACTGAACTATTGGAAATTCTTAAAGACAGATTTGATGACCAAGAAAAACGCATTAAACATCTTGAAAAACAAATTGAAATATTAAGCGAATTAAAACAATTTAGTCATTTGCTTGATATGGATGGAATGAGGAAAGAATGAGCCACTATGAAGCTATGAAACTACTGGACAAGGTGCGTGAAGGCGTACCTTATCCTTTACACCTGATAAACAAAGCATTGGAATTGACTGGTGACTTGGAGTAGAAGAAATATTCAAGGCCCAAGCGATAGGGTAATTCTTGAGCAAGCAGAGGCTCGGGAACTCTATCGTAATTGGGAATGGTCAAAGAATCGTGACCTGATTCGTGCAAGACTTGAAAGAGCAGAACGGATTTATGGGACTGGTGCTAGAGACAGAATTCGCTTTTATATGGCTCAGATGCGAGAAGGAACACTTGAATGAGATACGCAGCGAGAGTTGATGCGAACCAAGAGCAGATAGTTTCTGCATTGCGAGCAGCAGGTGCTTATGTCTGGATTATTGGTCTACCAGTTGACCTTTTGGTTGGCTACAAGGGTCACACCTTTCTGGTGGAGATTAAAACGGACTCTAAAAAGCGTTTAACGAAGCTACAAGCCGACTTTTTCGAGAATTGGTCTGGAAGTACCTTGGCACGAATTGATAGCCCAGAAGCGGCTCTACGAATGATTGGGGTAGTCAAGTGATATTACATTTGACAAGCACAGAACAGGCGAAAACTAGTATTCGTTTAAATTGGGACAAGATTAAAAAAGCTTTGGACTCTGGCAAACATCTCACAATGGAGATTAAGCTGGCAAATAAAAGCCGTGAGCAAGAAGAAAAGTACCATGCAATGATTAACGACATTGCCAAGCAAGCACAGCATCTTGGTGCTAAGTGGTCTTCCGAGGATTGGAAGCGTTTACTGGTTGACCAATACATGCGTGAAACAGATGACATTCAAAGCAAGATTGTTCCGAATTTAGATGGCTCTGGGATTGTCCAACTAGGATTTCAAACAAGAAAGTTCACCAAGGAACAAGCAAACGAGTTTGTAGAGTGGCTCTACTCTTGGGCAGCAAATAATGGAATAAATCTGTGATTAGGGAAAGTACCTACTATATATTGTGTTTAGTTTGCTATACTTGCATCAGCCCAAGCAGTTCGCAAGGGTACTTTTAAGGATTAAGCAATGAAATACGAATTTGACACAACTGTTGGTGAAGGCTCTGTAGTAGTTACTGTTGTCATGGAATATGAAACAGATTCAGAAGGAATCTATGGTGAGAGCATTGAAGACATTATTTACGAGAAGGTAAGTGTGCTTGGTCTGTTCTCTGCTGAACAATACAAAGAACTTGAGATAGAAGGCTGTATGCGTCTTTCTAAACACATCTTGGATGAGGCAGACCATTCTCGTTCTGTTGAATACGATATGAGAGATGTCTAAGCAAGCCGTTTGGCGAATCATTGTTATTTCGCTAGCGACTTTTTGGTCGCTGGTGGTTTACTTCATAAGGTCTTTTTATGACTAGAGATGAAATCATTGAGATGGCTATACAGGCAGGGTTTGATTGGTCAGGGAAGCATCTAACTTGGGAGTTTGCTATGTGTGATGAAGAAATAGAAGCATTTGCCAAGCTAGTAGCACAGCATGAGCGTGAGCGATTAACTGATGCCGCAATGAAAGCGGCTGAGAAAGGAATTGATACAGCAATAGCTCTTGAGCGTGAGGCGTGTTCAAGTATTGCGTCTGATTACGCACAAAGATTGAATAGCATGACTGCTGTAAACATTGCTGATGCCATCCGAGCAAGGGGACAAGCATGATTTTAAATTTCTTGTTAATTAGCATTGGCTGTTGGTTTATTGGCGGAGAACAAGGCTTTGGTTTGTTTTGTATTTGTTGTGCATTTTTAAAGGCTGAATAATGAACATCACTATCTACACAAAATCTGGCTGCCCTAATTGCGTGACAGCTAAGAATCTACTTCAGTCTTTGAATCTTGAGTACAAAGAGATAGACATTGAAACTGGTGATAGGTTTGCCAACTTTGTTGCGAACTATCCAGATGCTAAACAAATGCCACAGATATTCATTGGTGACCAAAGAGTAGGTGGTTTGGCAGGGTTACAGGCTGCTTTAAAGAAGATGTGTCCACCCTGTAATGGAAGATGTAACCAAGGCAGAGATTGCCCTGCGAGGAACAAATGAACAAGGATACTGCATTACGCCTTGCATTGAGGGCGTTGAGAGTGACTTGGTATCACGTTGGTACTTTTGCGCCAACCGACGAGGCCATAGAACTGTATGACGAAGCCATCACCGCCATTAAAGCCGCACTAGAAGCGAAGGATGAGCCATCAATTAAGCCTAATAAACTTAAAGATTTAATAGAAGACTTGCGTGTAAATCATGAGTTTTGCCCTAAAGAAGTCATTTTGCAAGCGGCAGACGAACTAGAGAAAGCGTTAAAAGAACTACAGACGCAAGACGCAATGTTGGAACGCCAAACAGCACGCATCGTTGAACTGCAAGAACACATTGAAAACTTTGATGGAGAAGACAGATGAGTAAATGCCCAAAATGCGGTCTTCAATGGGAACCACCATGCGACCAAACCGCCTGCATTGTGTTGTTTGGTGAATGTATCTCATGCCGTAAATTTGAATTGACAGAGGATGAAATTAAGCAAATTCAAGCCAGTGTCGCATTAGAAAGAAAAGCCGAGAACGCTAGAGAGTTGGGCTTGGATTATGAGCCACTAGAAGCGAAGGATGAGCCTGTGGCGACGATAGACAGCCTTGAGCAAGAAATTTACGAAAACACACGGCAATTTGTGTCGCTTGATGTAATGGAGTGGATGCTAAAGCGGTACTACACCACCCCACCACAGCAAGAAGCAAAGGATGAGCCTGTAAAACTGCGCAGAGGAGACATCTTGCGGTGCAATGAGTCTGACGAACTTTGTACTGTATGGGCTACTTCCACATCTGGAAAGACGCTAGTCAAATGGAAAGACAACGATTTTGGCAATTACACAGCAGAGCAGATTGGAGAACTTTTTTGGATTGAGCCAAAAGAGGAGGATGAGCCTGACTACAAAGCATTGTGGCAACAGATGTGTGAGCGATGCGATGAGTTGGACAAGAAGTTGACACAGCGCAAGCCGCTGACGGATGAGGAAATTAGAAAATGGTGGGCATCAGAGAATGGGCTTGAAGATTGCGATATGTGCAAGATTGATGATTTCATATTGGTTGCCAGAGCCATTGAAGCCAAACTCAAGGAGAAGAACACATGAACTTTAATCAAGGAAAACTTGTTGATGGTTTGATTGATGAACTGATGCACACCATTCACAAATACGATGATTCTTTATACATGGCAACAGTCATTGGTGCTTTGGAGTTTGTAAAGTTACAACTTATTGAGGAGAGCAGGGAGGACGATGATGAGTAAAGGCTCAAGTCCAAGACCTTTTAAGGTAAGCAATGAAGAATACTCTAATCGGTGGGATGCTATTTTTGGTAGAGACAATGAGAAAAAAAACGAAACGAAAACATTGGAATCTGATAGACCCAATAACTCATGCAATAGTGGGTGCGTCAATAACCCACAGAGAGAAGTTGGACAAACTCAGAATGATGGAGTATTCCGCACTTGAGGCGATTACCAAGGGCAGAGGAACTATCCATGACTGGCGCACTCTTGTGGATGTACTAAACCTATCAGAAACGATGGGTAGAGCAGGGGTAGGCCCAGAAGTGCTACCAATCTGCGAGAAGGCACAAGCAAGCCTCCACAAAGCATCTGGATACTATCAAAAGACTATGCGTGTCATTTTAGATGCAGAGGGTATCCAAGCCTGTCGTGATTTGATTGAATTCGCAGACTTGCAACAGTCCAGTATTCCTCGAAGTGAGTTTGAGAGATACATTCAGAAAACAAAAGACTACATAAAGTCACGAGGTGATAAGGTGGTTGAAATTGAATAACAGTTTTACAAAGAGGGAAAGACTGCACCTAGCAAGAATTAAAGAGATGCCTTGTGGGGTATGTGGTCAGGCAGGGCCAAGCGATGCTCACCACATTAAGCAGCATCACCAGTACCTGTGTATTCCGCTTTGTAGGGACTGCCATCAAGGGCCACACAACGGAATTCATGGACAAGCTAGGATTTGGTCAGTTATGAAACATGATGAAATGTCTGTGCTAAACGAAACCCTTGCAAAACTAATTGGATAAGGCACAATGGTGCTACTCAGTTGCCATTGAGTACTTAGAGGGATTGAGTTCCCTCTTTTTTTGTGCGAAAATGTAGCAAACTCCATGAGGACAACCATGTCTGGATTACTTGAGCCATCTGTAAAAATCGAGATTGAGATACAAAACCAAGAGAAGAAGGGTGAAGCCTGTCCAGTTGCGACAGGTGATGTAGCTGTCAATCTTGAGAATCGTGAGAAGGCGATTGAAAAGGCTAACTACGGCCCAATGAATCCCAACGAATCCAACATGGATTACTGGCGTGAAATCTCTCGTGCTTGGCGTATTGCCCCTGCACAAGCCAAGAAGTCTCGTTGCGGTAACTGCGCTGCCTTTATCCAGACACCTAAGATGCTGTCTTGCATCGAATCTGGTCTGGAGATGGGCGATGCAGAGATGGACGCATGGGAAGTCATTGACGCTGGTGACTTAGGTTATTGCGAGATGTTTGACTTTAAGTGTGCTTCTAAGCGTACCTGCGAAGCATGGATTAGTGGTGGGCCAATTACTGAAGACTCAGAAATGGCTAAAGAAGACGATATGTCTGAAGGAGAATAATCTTGGGCACTACAAATCAGCAAGCATTAGAAATGATGCAAAAACTTATGCAGAAAAAAGCCAAACCCATGCCTGTGCGTGGTGAGCGTACTGCAAAGAACAAAGCAAAGAAGCCTAAAAAATGAACGGCTTGTACGCTAACATTCATGCTAAACAAAAGCGAATTGAAGCGCAAAAGGCTGCTGGTAAAACTCCAGAGCGTATGCGTAAAGTTGGCTCGAAGGGTGCGCCTACTGCGTCTGCGTTTAAGCAAGCAGCTAAGACTGCTAAAAAGAAATGATTAAACGAGGCACAGAGCAGTTTTCTGGCTATAACAAGCCTAAGAAGACTCCTAATCACCCCACTAAATCTCATGCTGTTCTGGCAAAGAGTGGTGAGGATGTGAAACTTATTCGCTTTGGTCAACAAGGCGTAAAAGGCTCACCTAAGAAAGCTGGTGAATCTGAGGCTGACAAGAATCGTAGAGAAAGTTTTATGGCTCGTCATGCCAAAAACATTGCAAAAGGCAAAATGAGTGCGGCTTTTTGGGCTGCCAAGGAAAAATGGTGAACAACATGAAAATGACAAAAGCTGGTCAGAAGAAAGTTGGCAAGGTAATGGGTGAGTACAAAGAAGGTACTCTCCATTCTGGCAAAGGTGGCAAGGTTGTAAAGAGCCGTGACCAAGCGATTGCCATTGCTATGGCTGAAGCTGCTAAAAAGATGGGCAGGATGAAGTGATATACTTAATCTACTCGTTGTGAGTAGATACTAACATTGACCAACCCTAGAGGAGTCAAACATGGCTGGAAGACCGATAAATAAATTACATCAGGAAGATGTACGCAAAAAAATACAAGTAAGTCAATTACTAAATGTTTTGCAAAATCATGCACTTGGTGTAAGTGAAGACTTAAGTCCTACAAGGATGAAGGCAATTGAAATACTATTGCGTAAGTCTATGCCTGATATGGCATCTGTAACAGTAAGCGGAGACTCTGACCAACCACTTCAGCACATAGTTACATGGGCGAAGTAATCGAGATTCCTTACAAACCTAGAGAACAACAGCTTGCTATCCATGAACTGATGGACAGTAAGCGTTTTGGTGTTGTTGTTGCTCATAGGCGCATGGGCAAGACTGTCTCTGCAATTAACCATCTAATCAAGGACGCTATCCTTAACCAGAAGGAAGCACCTAGATACGCATACATTGCACCTACCTATGGACAAGCTAAACGAGTGGCTTGGGACTATCTCGTTAAGTATGCTGACCCACTAGGAGGAAGTAGCAATATCTCTGAGTTGCGAGTTGACTTCTGGGGAAGGCGTATCCAGCTTTATGGCTCAGACAATCCAGAAGCCTTGCGTGGTCAATACTTTGATGGGGTAATCCTAGATGAGATTGGTGACCAGAATCCTAAGATTTGGACAGACATTATCAGACCTGCATTAGCTGACAGAAAAGGCTGGTGTATGTTCATTGGTACACCCAAAGGTCATAACCACTTCAAAGAACTGCGAGACAGGGCAGAAACTGAGGATGGATGGGGTTTGCTAGAGTTCAAAGCCTCCGAGACAGGGGTGGTTGACGATACAGAACTCAAGGCTGCTCGTAATGAGATGGGTGAGGATAAGTACCGCCAAGAGTTTGAATGTAGCTTTGACGCTGCTGTAGAAGGCTCTTACTATGGGCAAATCCTCAATGAACTGGAAGACAAGCACCATATGCAAGACATTCCCAGAGAGGAACTGAGCCGTACTTTTACTGCTTGGGACTTGGGTATGGGTGACTCTACTTCTATCTGGGTGGCTCAGTTAGTAGGTACTGAGGTGCGTCTGATTGACTACTACGAGAATCATGGTGTTGGACTAGACCACTATGTGAAGTGGATTAGGGACAATGACTATGCAAAAGCAGAGCATATCCTGCCCCATGACGTTAGGGTCAGAGAGTTAGGTTCTGGCAAAAGCCGACTAGAGATGCTTGAGGAAGCAGGACTAGAGATAAAGATAGCACCTAGAATGGGCTTAGATGATGGTATTCAAGCTGTCAGAAGGTTGCTTCCAAGGTGCTGGTTCAATGTTCCTAAAGTCCAGACAGGGCTGAACTGCCTGAGAAACTATCGCAGAGATTACGATGAGAAGCGTAAGATTTTCTATGAGCGTCCATTGCATGACTGGTCAAGTCATGGCTCTGACTCATTCCGCTACTTAGCCCTTGGATTGGATGAAGGTCATTCAACTTGGGGTAAGCCTATCAACCAAACACCGAAATGGATTGTCTAATGTATGTAGAGCGTCAGGGTATAAATTTAGCCCCAAAAGTAAAAGAACTTGAATTAAGAATCGAAATGTTGGAAAATGTCATTAAGGAGTTAAAATCGGACAAACCCCGAATGGGTCGCCCTCCAAAGGACAAAAATGCAACAGAACGAACTGAAGTCAATCCTGCAATCGGAGATTGATGATGCTATTGGCTACATTGAAACAGAAACTGTTGACCAGCGCAAACAGGCTCTGGAAGCATATCTACGACAGCCATATGGTAATGAGGTTGAGGGTAAATCTCAGATTGTTACTGGAGAAGTAGCAGAAGCGATTGATGGTGCGTTACCTAGCTTAGTTCGTATTTTCACAGGCTCAGATAATATTGTTATCTTTGAGCCACAAGGCCCACAAGACGAAGCGTCTGCAAAGCAAGCTACTGATTATTGCAATTGGGTGTTCTTGCGTGACAACGAAGGCGTAGCCATTCTGCATGACTGGTTCAAAGATGCTTTGATGCAGAAGAACGGCATCATTAAGGCATATTGGGAAAACAAAGAAGACATTACAAAAGAGCGTTACTATGACTTGTCTGATGACGAGTTAGCAATGCTGATGAGTGATGAGAGCATGGAAATTGTCGAGCAAGATACGACAGAGTTTCCAATCTATGACCCAATGGGACAGCCAGTCATTGACCCAACTGGTATGCCAGCTATGGGTTCTACGCACAATGTCGTAGTCCAAAAGCGTAAGAAGTCAGGCAAAGTAACGATTGAGAATGTTCCTCCAGAGGAGTTCTTGATTAGCAAGAAGGCTCGCACTATTGCTGACAGCCCATTCGTAGCACATCGTCAGATGTTGACTCGTAGTGACTTGGTTGCTA